TCAGTGTACAATTGGACCCGTAAATGATAGAGGTTAATTATGTCAGGAATTAGTTACAATACATTAGTTACACAAATTAAAAACTACACAGAAGTAGACGCTAACGTTTTTACAACAGATATTTTAGAAAGTTTTATTTTAAACGCTCAACAAAGAATTATGATGGATTTACCTATGGATTCAGACAGATTCGTGGACCAAGGTACAATGGCAACTGATGTAGATAATATTAGAGTTCCAGCAGGAACTTTATTTGTAAGAGGTGTAGAAGTATTTAACGCTACTAATACAACAGAAAAAGGTACATGGTTGGAAAGACGAGATCAAACTTTTTTAAGTGAGTATGTAGGAAGATTAACAGGTCCAGAAGGGTCAACTACATCAGGAGCAGATGTTACTGGAAAACCTAAATATTATGCTATGTTTGGTGGAGCAACAGGATTAGGGGCTACAGACTCAGGATCTATCTATTTAGCACCAACTCCAGACGCTAATTACAATTTTAGAATATATTATAATAAAATGCCTGATACGTTAGAGTCCACTAATCAGACAAATTATGTTAGTTTGTATTTTCCTCAAGGTCTGCTATACGCATGTTTAGTAGAGGCATATGGATTTTTAAAAGGTCCAACTGATATGTTGACATTGTACGAGCAAAAGTATAAAACTGAACTACAAAAGTTTGCAGCGATGCAAATTGGAAGACGAAGAAGAGACGATTACACGGATGGAACAATAAGAATACCAATCGAGTCACCGCCTCAGTAATTAGGAGAAAAATATTATGACAATAACATCGGCAGTATGTAACAGTTTCAAAACAGAAGTCCTAGAAGCTAAACACAATTTTTTAGCATCTGGAGGAAACACTTTTAACATAGCTTTATACACAAGCTCTGCAACTTTAAATAAATCAACAACAGCGTATGCAACAAATCCAGGCGGTGGATCTAACACTGAAATAACTAACACATCAGGTTCAGCTTATTCGCCAAAAGGAGAAGCACTTACAAGTGTTAACCCTGCTTTATCAGGTGATACAGCATGTTGTGACTTTAATGATGTTTCTTGGACATCAGCTTCTTTTACAGCTAATGGTTGTTTAATTTTTAACGACTCAGCATCTGGTGACCCAGCAGTTTGTACAATCGCATTTGGTTCAGACAAAACTGTAACAAGTGGAACTTTTACAATTCAATTTCCAGTAGCTGACGCATCTAACGCGATACTTCGTATAGCATAAGGAGTAAATCCTTATGTCGGTAAACCGAACATTCACAGTAACAGTAGTTAGCACCGGTGGTGGTAATAAATATTTTATCGACGGAGTACAACAACCTACTTTAGAATTAGTTGAAGGTGGAACTTTTAGATTTGATGTTTCTGATAGTTCAATGGGTCCTCACCCTTTTAAATTTTCAACAACCAGTGGTGGAACACACTCAGGCGGAAGCGAATATACTACCGGTGTAACTACAAGCGGAACAACCGGTCAAGCTGGAGCATATGTTCAAATAGAAATAGCAGCTTCTGCACCAACTTTATATTATTATTGTCAATACCACTCAGGAATGGGTGGCCAAGCAAATACTCCTGATACTAATTTTTGGGGAGCAGGAAACTGGAGTGCAAATCTTTGGGGAATAAGTTCAGCGTTCACAACTGGTTGGGGTGCTGACGCTTGGGGAACCGGCGGTTCATGGGGTCAAGCTAATGATGAAGTAGTTCAATTAACAGGTTTATCATTAACATCATCTGTTGGAGCTCCTATATCTGGTGCGGAACAAGGATGGGGTAGAGCTGAATATGGACAAGAACCATGGGGCGAAAGTTTTAGCCCTGTTATTTCACTAACAGGTTTTGGTTTAACATCAACTCTTGGTGATTTAGCTTATGCAGCATCCACTGAAGGTTGGGGTAGATTAGAATGGGGTGAAGCAGATTGGGACGGAGCTGCAACTACATTTACACCAACAGGTGTTTCTGCAACAACGTCATTAGGTTCACCTACAATTACAACAGAAATTAATACTGGTTGGGGACAAGACGGTTGGGGTGTTGAAAACTGGGGAGAATCTGGACAAACAGTTGTAATAGTTTCTGGTGTTGAAGCAACTACAGGTATTGGAGAAGACGTTAGTTGGGGTAAACAAACTTGGGGATCTGCAACAACTGGTTGGGGTGGAGAATATTATTTACAAGTAGCAGATGTAATGGGATTGACCGGAGTATCTGCAACATCAACAGTTGGAAGTCCTACTGCAATATCAGACCTTACTTTAGTACCGGATGGTCAAAGTGCTTCATCAGCAGTTGGTTCATTAACTGTAAACTTTAACATAGAAGTAGGTTTAACAGGGTTAAGTTCAACTTCTTCTGTAGGTGCTTTAGCGCCAGCAGATGTAATGGGATTAACTGGTTTAGAAACTGAAACAAGTTTAGGCACTGTTCAAACTTCTCAAAATCCTATTGTAAATTTAACAGGATTTGGAATGACTGCATCTACAGGAACACTAGATCCTTCAGATCAAGTTATGGGATTGACAGGTCTTTCAACAACTGCATCAACAGGAACAATAGATCCTGCAGATCAAGTTATGGGATTGACAGGAGTATCAGCAACTGCTAGTGTGTCTCCTATTGGAGTAGCGCCTATAGGATATCAACGAATAACTGCCACACAAGACGCTAATTATTCGCGTGTTACACAAGGAACTTAATAAAATATGTTATTGACATTAAGTATAAAACCAAATAAAAAAAGATATTAATTAGGAGAACAAAATTATGGCATCAACTTATACGGCTCTCGGTGTAGAACTAATGGCAACTGGTGAAAACGCCGGTACATGGGGAACAAAAACTAACACCAATTTAAATATAATCGAACAAATTTCAGGTGGATATACTACACAAGCCGTCGGAGATTCTGGAACACCAACAGCTCTTACAGTTTCTGATGGATCAACTGGTGCTGCTATGTCTCACAGAATGATAGAACTTACAGGTTCTATTACTGGAGCTAGAGTTGTAACAATTCCTTTAGATGCACAAACATTTTATTTTTTAAGAAATTCAACATCAGGTGCTTACACAGTACAATTTAAATATGCTTCTGGATCAGGAGATACATTTACTTTTGGAGCAACTAACAAAGGTGATGCTGTTGTATTTGCAACTGGAAATGATGGGACTAATCCAGATATTTATACTTTACCAGCTGGTGATGTAACTCTTACTGGAACACAAACTTTAACTAACAAAACTTTAACAGCACCTAAAATTGGAACTTCAATTTTAGACACTAACGGAAATGAACTAGCTTTACTTACAGCTACAGGTTCAGCAGTTAATGAATTTACTTTAGCTAACGCAGCAACAGGTAACGGTCCAACTTTATCATCAACAGGTGAAACAAACGTAGACATTAATATAAACCCTAAGGGAACAGGTGTACTTAAAAGTGCAACTGCTGCAATTAAAATTGCAGGAAAAGAAACTATGTGGGTTCCATCTTCTGCAATGTACGCAGCATCAACTAATGGTGCAGAGGCGGCGCAGGTAGAAACAACAGCAACAAGACCAGATATGAAAGTATTAGATTTTGATGCAGGTACAGCAGAGTACGCACAATTTTCAGTGGCCATGCCTAAATCATGGAACGAAGGAACATTAACTTATCAAGTTTATTGGACACCAGGTTCTACAAATACAGGAAACTGTATATTTGGTTTACAAGCAGTTGCTTGTGCTGATAGTGATACTATTGACGTTGTGTATGGAACACAAATTGAAGTTACAGACGCTGGTATAGGTACAGTTGAAGATCAACAAATTACATCTGAAAGTAGTGCTATGACAGTTGCGGGTTCTCCTGCAGCAGGCGAGTTAACTTATTTTCAATTATTAAGAGACGCAGCAGATGGTTCAGATACTTTTAGTGCCGATGCAAGAGTTCTAGGAGTAAAAATATTCTATACTACTGACGCTGCTAACGACGCATAATATTAAAAGGAGTATAAGATGTTTGGATACAAAGTACTAGGATTTGGAGCTGGCGGTAGCGTTAAAGCTTTAGACGTAGATTATTTAATTGTTGCAGCCGGCGGCGGATCCGGCGGATCCGGAGGCGGAGGAGGCGGAATGCGTACTTCTTTTCCAGGTGGAACTAAAATTACTTTAGACAAAGCTGCAAATGTAATTACAGTAGGGACAGGAGTTGCTCCCGGCACGTGTGTCGGAGCAGGAGGATGTTCAGTTGCAGGGATAATTACTTCAGCAGGCGGAGGAAAAGGAGATGGTCCACCTATAGCTTGTACACCAAGAACAAATTCAAGAGATGGCGGAGCCGGTGGCGGAGGAACTTCAAATGGTCCTAGTCAACCAACTCCTGTAGGTCAAGGAAATACACCACCTGTATCACCACCACAAGGTGCACAGGGTGGAGCAAAACCATATATCGCCGGAGGTGGCGGTGGCGGTGGCGGCGCATCGGGAGGAAACGGCACAGCCGGTCAAGCTGTACCACAACCATCTAACCCACCATTCAACGGATTAGGTAACGGAGGCCCTGGAGGCGGCGGTACTGGGAATTCAATTACAGGATCAGGAACAACTTTTTCTGGAGGTGGCGGAGGATTTGCTTACTGGCCAGGTTATGATGCTGGAAACGGCGGATCTGGTGGCGGAGGAAAAGGCGCATCACATGGTCAAGGTCCAAACCAACAATCTCAAGACGGAACAGACGGACTTGGTGGCGGTGGTGGCGGCTCTCAATCAAGAAGAGGCGGAAATGGTTTAGTACGTTTAAGATACCCTACGGTATGTGCTCCAAGAGTAACTATTGCACCAGGTTCTAATACAACAGCAACTGATGGTTGTTGCACTATTGCTACTTTTAACGTAACGGGGACTTTAAGTTTATAGATCATGGCTAATAATAGATGGGCAAGAATTAATGAAGCAGACAAAGTTATCCAAATTGTAGAAGTTGGAGATGATGTAAGTAATCCGGCATCTTGGTTACAATCAATATATAAAACATCAAACACTTTTGTACAGGTCCCAGGAAATTCACCTGTAGTTGGACCTACTTTTAGTTATGGTATAGTTGGTGGACCTAATGTTTTTGCTGAACTACAGCCATATAATACTTGGACTCCAAGCACTACTGACAATGTATTGACATGGATTCCACCTGTTGCAGTACCTACTAAAATTAATAATGACATGCCCCCTGATTCAACCGGAGTAGCCTATGATCTTTTTGTTTGGGACAATGATAATATAAGATGGCTTAATGGGTTAGGTCAATATTGGGACGCAGACAATTCAAACTGGGTAGACATCTAATTTTTTTTGGAGTATAAATATAATCTATAAAGATAGATTATGTTATTAAAATACTATTATTGGTGGCATCAAAATGTGCTCCCTGTTACTTTTATTGATGATATATTTAAATTAGTCAAAGATAAAAAGTTTCAAGAAGCTACAACTATAGGTGCAGACAATAAAAAAACTACAATAAAAAAACAAAAGAAAAATAAAAGAAATACCAAAGTAGTTTTTATTGCTGAACCATGGATTTATGAAACAATAAACCCAATTGTTAATGCTGCTAATGAAAGAGCAGGTTGGAATTTTGAATGGGACTATAACGAACCTGTGCAGTTTGCAAAATACAACACTAAAAAATATTACGGTTGGCACTCAGATTCTTTAGAAAACCCTTACGTATATGACAGACCCGATAATCCAAACCATCACGGTAAAATGAGAAAACTTTCTACCATCATTTCTTTAAATGATGCATCAGAATACGAAGGTGGAGAAGTTGAATTTGATTTTAGAAATAACGATGTTGATAAAAATAAGACTGTAAGTCAAATATTTGAGTGTAAAGAATTAAAAAGAAAAGGTACTGTTGTCACTTTTCCGTCACATGTTTGGCATAGAGTAAAACCAATTACGAAAGGGACTAGATATTCATTAGTCATCTGGCATTTAGGATGGCCATTTAAATAGGAGGTATATGGATAAAGAAAAACTAAAAGTGCATAAATTATTTGAAACATTAATTTATGTTTATGAAGAAGACAGTTATGTAAAACCTTTGATTAAGGCTACCGATAAATACATAGAAGAAGGTAAAGTCTATAACAAAGATAAAATGAAAAAAAGAGATAAGATATATAAAAAGAAAGTAGGAGATATTGGTTTAAGTCACGCATCCACAACTTTAATAGGCAATAAAAAACTTGAAAACTTTTCTAAGTATGTAGAACAAACAGCTTTTAATATTTTAGATTCACAAGGTTTTGATATGTCAAAACAAATAATAGACTTTACAGATTTATGGGTCCAAGAATTTGGTAAAAAAGGTGGAGGACATCAAAGAGTCCATATACACAATGGACATATGTCAGGTTTTTATTTTTTAAAGTGTAGTGAAAAAACATCGTATCCAATATTTCATGACCCAAGACCCGCAGCCATGATAACTAAATTGCCATACAAGTTACCACTAAAAACAACCTCTATATCGCAGGCGGACATTAGACCTACACCAGGAACGTTTATGTTTTTTAATTCATTTCTTCCACACGAGTTTTCTGTAGATCCTGGGGTTGAGCCATTTAGATTTATACATTTTAATTTAACTTGTTATCCGGATAAATATTTTTAATGTCATTTAAAAAAAATAGATATTGTATAATTAGAAATGTAATCCCACCGGTTTTAGGTAATTTCTGTGCAAGATACTTAGAGATGAAAAAATATAATTATAATGTTTTAAAAGCTGAAAAATATATATCGGAGTTCAATGTAGACCATGGTTTTTATATTGATCCACAAGTACCAGATACTTTTTCCATTTATGGTGATCAAGCTATGGAAACTTTATTTCATTTTATTAAACCTAAAATGGAAAAAACAACTAAATTAAAACTACATGAAACTTATGCTTACGCTAGGTTATATAAAAAAGGTGACACTCTCAAAAGACACAAAGATAGGATGAGTTGTGAAATATCTACTACGCTTTTTCTTGCTGGTGATTCTTGGCCTATATATGTAGATCCAAAAGGAGCGGGTGATTATTCTGGGTCTGAGTATATTCCTTTAAACAACAAAGGTATTAAAGTAGATTTAAAGCCAGGTGATATGTTAGTTTACAAAGGATGTGATTTAGAACATTGGAGAGAATCTTTTAAAGGTAATATTTGTGCACAAGTATTTTTACATTTTAATGATGTTAAACATCCAGAAGCAGAAAAAAATAAATACGATACTAGACCTATGTTAGGTTTACCAAAATATTTTCAGGGTAAAGGAAACAAATGAAGTTAAAAGATTATATATTTGTATTAAATAATTTTTTAAATAAAAGTTTGTGTACAGAAACAATAGAACAATTACAAAATGTAGATTGGCACGAACATCTTTTTTACAATAATCGTAACTCAAAATATAAAAACGTATCGGGAAAACAAGAACTAGATATTAGTTTTGATAATATACCTAATAAAAAAATAATAATGGATAAAATATATAGAGCCATACCTTTATATTTAAAAAATATAAAATCAAAAGTGTTTACAGAATGGTCGGGATATACAAACATACGATTTAACAAATATGATAAAAATAAAAAAATGGCAGTTCACTGTGATCATATACACAGTATTTTTGATGGCACTGTAAAAGGTGTTCCTATTTTAAGCATGGTTGGAACATTAAATAATAATTTTACAGGAGGGGAGTTTTATATAGATAAACAACATATTAAATTAAAAGAAGGAGATTTACTTATTTTTCCATCTTCTTTTATTTATCCTCATCAAGTTAAACCAATTAAAAAAGGCGTAAGATATTCTTATGTTAGCTGGGTATATTAATGATACTTAAACCTGTAATAATAGATAACTGGTATACAAAACAAGAATTAAAAAAAGTTTATAAAGAACTAGATTTTTATACAGATAAAAACAAACTTCAAACTCAACATGGCAATGTTGCTGTCGAAAATAAAACCGGTAAAGATTTGGCTGATTGTTATAGAGTTAATTTAAGTTCTTTCTATACTGCAGATGGAAGAAAACTTTCAAACATTATTACGTTAATGGATAAAATGAGACAGAAAAAATTTCATGATTATATAACTAAAACGTGCGGAATTTATAATGGTTTTAAAAATACAGGTAGTGACAGCTCTATGTTAGCTTACTATGAAGACACACAGTACTATGAACCTCATACTGATACATGCAAATATTCTATTTTAATATGGATTAATAAGGAACCTAAAAAATTTACAGGTGGAGATTTAATATTACCTGATTTAAAACAAAAAATAGAATGTAAAAATAATAGATTAGTTTTATTTCCTGGTATGGTGTATCATGAAGTAACAGAGATTAAGATGAAAGGCAGATATAAATTAGGAGACGGGCGATGGTGTATTGTCCATTTTTTTGATAATTAATAAAAAAATGATTAAAGTATTTAATAATTTTTTAAGTGAAGACTTAGCCAAACAAATTTTTAATTATGTTAATACACATGCTAAAAAAAATGTTTGGGGTGTAAGTAATTTAAACTATGACCCATCGTTAGTAGAATTAAGCTCAGCTATACTTTCTTTACGATTACATGAATCATTAGAAAAAAAAATAAAACGAGTATACATTAATAAATTTCCAGAATTTAAAGATAAATTATTTTTAATGGAGTATAAAATATACTCTCCTTTGTCTTATGTAACCTGGCATGGTGATGATATGTATTTAGCTGGATCAACTATCTATTTAAACAGAAACTACTACAAAAACGATGGTGGATTATTTCTATACAAAGATAAAAAAAATGCTATAAAAGGTATAGAGCCAAAATACAGATCAATGATTTTAAACTATAAAGATAAAAACCAACACTGTGTTACAATGATTTCTCCTGGCCCTAAATTCTTAAGAGAAACATTACAAATATTTATAACGGAGTAAACTATGACAGTAAATAAAGACCCTGAACTTGAAATAAAACAATTAAAAGAAATACAAGAAACTTTATTAATGAAACTTAGTAATTGTCAATCTGTAAAAGATGGAGAGATTGGAATGAATCAAGCTTTAAAAGCAGAGATAGAAAAACTAAAAATTTATGTAAAAGTTTTGTCAGATTTAAATGACAAATATGTAGAGGAGATTGCTAAAGCAAAAGCTGATTTGCATTTTTTTATAGAAAGAAAATGAAGATAATAAAAAACTGGTTAAGAAAGGATGTAGGTATAGATATACGAGATTATTTACTTGGATGTAAATATGAGTATAGATCAACATCTACTAACAAAAGTTCTAATACTTTTTTTATCTCTAATTTTGATTTAACTACAAATCAAACTATAATGTGGGTAGCTGAAAAACTAGTTAAAGAATTTGGTTATGACATAAATATTGTGCGAGCTTATGCAAATCTTCAGTTTACAGGTATGAATGGAGAATGGCATACTGATGATGGTGAAACAACTTGTTTATGGATGGCAACAGAATCTTTACCAAAAGAATCTGGAGAGTTTCAAACTAAAGATAAAAAAGTAAAGTTTGATTTTAACAAATTAATAATGTTTGATTCAAAAAAAGCACACAGAGGAATGGGACCAAAAAAATTAAATACACCTAGAATAACATTAGCTTTTAAAACTAAACGTGCTTAAAGAATTTTATACTACACCTAGACTTGCTATGGATCTTAATGATGGAGGAGGACCTTTTGGGTTTGACATACACAAAGCCTACGAAGTTTGTACTTTAATAAATGATATTGATGCTTCTTTTATAATAGAGACTGGATCAAACACAGGAGATACTACAGAATTCCTGGCTAAGTTATATCCTACGAAAACAATTATAACGTGTGATATTAACAATAACTATTTTAATTTTGCAAAAGAAAGATTAGCTAAATATAAAAATGTTAAAGTACACAATGTTTCAAGTGTTTATTTAATTAACAATATTAAATACCCTAAAGATACTTTATTTTATTTAGATGCACATGAAAATGGTATGGAGCTACCTTTAAGACAAGAAATAAAAAGTATTAAACATGGTATTATAGCCATAGACGATTTTAATATAAATGCTCCTGGCTATGCCTATGAACCAGAAATAAATATAGATTGTATAAAAGGAACAGATGATGTTTATATTAATAACCCTTTAGCAAAATATCCTTTTCCTCTTTTGCAGAGGTCAAGAAGATGTGGTAGAGCGTATACAACAAAGAAAGTAAAAGCAAATTGGAATCATGAAATATTTAAAAAACTTTGTAAATCCTAATCATTGCAATCAGATTTATTCTTATTTAAAAGAAAATACTAGTAAGACTTACAATGTAGATAACACACGTCCTTGGTTTGAAAATAATAATTTATTTTATAGTCGAATAGAAGATCCATACATAAAAGATTTAGTTAAAAGATATATTGTTAAATTAAGTACGGCTATTAGTTTACACTACAAACAAACTATTTACCCTCACTACACAGATTTAGTGGTATGGCACAAAGGTAAATACATGGAAGCACATAGAGATGATGGTTATGGGTCTGATGAAAACATACGTAAAATATTAAAACCAAGATATGTTAGCTCACTTATATATTTAAACGATAACTTTACAGGAGGTCAAACGTTTGTAGGTAAGAAAAAATTTAAACCTAAACAGGGCGCGGCCTTAATATTTAAAAGTAACGTTATACATGGTGTAACTAAAATTAAAGATGGTGTAAGAGGAACCATTGCTAGTTGGTTTACTAAAGACTTTGATAGTCTAGATATATAAAATTATATTTCGTATTTTTGTTGCCATATAACCTCGAACCAGCCTGTAATTATTGTTTTCTTATGGGTCTTAGAAATTACACCTCTATGCGTGTGTGTAAATTCAGCTGGCCAAATCAATGTTAATCCTTTCTTACATGGCGTCGTTAGTTTTTGATATTTAAATTCTGTTCCTGCATTTGGTGCATCATTTAAATAAGTCATGAACACTAGTTTTCTTTTTACTATTTGTGGATAACCTGCATTTTCAAAATGCCATATTTTAAAACCACCTCCTTTTGGATAGTGTTGAATTAAATAGGGTTGAGCAATATTAAATCTTGCATACATACCAATTGACGTATATTTTTTTTGATATTCTTCTATGCATTTTTGTAGGTGGTGCCTATATTCTCCGAAAGGTTTAAATGTATCTTCCGGCTGTATCATAATGTCGGTAGATTCTTTGACATCTTTTAATACTTCAAATGTAGCCACGGTTCCAACGTACTGTTTTTTCTTGTTGTCCTTATAGTATTTAACTATGTCGTCACAAAGTCTTTTAGGGGCCATATAACCTGCTACAAAGCTCTCATATGGTAGTTTGTATTCTTTCATAATTGTTATATATCCCAGAATGATATATAGTTGTACTAAAAAATTTTAAATTATGCTACAAAAATTAGGCTTTTTACCCGGATTTAATAAACAAGTTACATCAACAGGCGCTGAATCACAATGGACAGGCGGAGAAAATGTTCGTTTTAGATATGGTACACCTGAAAAAATAGGTGGTTGGTCTCAATTAGGTGAAAGTAAATTAACTGGTGCAGCTAGAGGATTGCATCACATGGTCAATAAAACAGGTATTAAATATTCTCTTATTGGCACGAATAGAATTTTATATGTTTACACAGGGGGAGTATATTACGATATACATCCTTTAACTAATCCATCTGGAACAGCTATTACAAATGCATTTAGCACAACTAATGGTCAGCCCGAAGTAACTATTACTTTTTCATCAGCGCATAATTTTGAGACTGGTGATATTATTTTGTTTGGAGATACGTCTACTTTTAGTGCTATTACAGGTTCAAACTTTGGTGCTGCAGATTTTTGTGATAAAAAATTTATGGTAACATCAACACCAACAGGAACTACATTAACTATTACAATGCCTGGAAACGAAGGAGGAGCGGGAGCAACTACTTCTGGCGGCATAACTTATTTTCAATACTATCATGTAGGACCACCTGACCAGGTTGGAGTTTTTGGTTATGGTATATCTCAGTGGGGCGGTACAACTACAAACCCACAAACTACTACATTGAATGGTGGACTAAACGACGACGCATTTGGAACAGGTGGATCAGGCACTACAATTAATGTAGCAAGCACCACGGGTTTTCCAACCGCAGGCACAAATTTTATACAAGTAGGAACTGAAGAAATATCTTACACAGGCGTTACTGCTACAAGTTTTACTGGAATTGTTAGAGCTGTTCGAGGAACAACTAGAGCTGCTCACAGCACAAGTGCAACTGTAACTAATTACAGTGGTTTTTCTGGATGGGGTCAAGCGGCTACATCCACAGATAAAGTTGCAGAGCCAGGTATGTGGTCTATAGATAATTTAGGAAGCACAGCTATTGCTTTAATATTTAATGGTGAATGTTTTGAATGGAATGCAGATTTAACAAATGCTGTAACAACAAGAGCTACAATTATAACAGGTGCACCAACTGCATCTAGAGATATGTTAGTGTCTACTCCCGATCGTCACTTAGTATTTTTTGGAACAGAAACAACTATTGGTGACAAAGCTACTCAAGATGATATGTTTATTAGATTCTCATCTCAAGAAAACATAAACGACTATACACCTACAGCTGAAAATAGTGCTGGTACACAAAGACTGGCCGCCGGATCACGGATCATGGGAGCTAAACTTGGTAGAAATGC